TTCACGGGCTTTGCGTCAACGGGCACCCACCGCTTCTGCGCCGTCCATATCCAGAACAGCTTGCCCTCGGACTGTAGCTTACGCGCCAATTCCAACTCGCGCTGCTGGCGTTCCTTGTCGGCGTCCGCACGAGCTTTGGTGGTGCGAGCGGTTTCGGCATTGCGTTCCCTAGCCAACTCCTTCGCTTCTGCCAGCGCCTTATCAACGCCAGCTTTGTCGTGCGCGTTGGACATCGCTTGTCGGATGCGCGAATCCGAAACGCCACGATGGGCATAGCCTCCAGCCGCGCGAGATTCTTCCAGCACCGTCTCCATCTCGCGTTGCGCCTCGCGCTTGACCGTCTCGAAGCGGGTGCGCCCTGTACGGTATTCGACGATCTTGGAGAGCGGTTCATCCGGCTTAAAAGCAGTGAACGTAATCGCCTCGATTGCGACGGACTCCGCTTCCGCAGGCGACAATCCTTGCCGACGCCCTTCTTCGACCAGCAATCGCTTCTTGAGATTGTACGCGTCATTGGAGCTTATCAGCTTAAGCTGCTCGCGAGCGTCAATTGCGGCCAGCGGGTTGACGTCACCAGCGCGGTCCTCACGGTGCGCTTGAATGCCTTGCTGGATCACTTCTTCCGTGTCAGCTTTGACCTTGCGATAGGCTTCTTCGAGCCGCTCAAGCTGCTTCTCCTTGCGCTCGCGTGCATTCGTGTAGCGCCCCATCTTGTCGCGCTCTCCTTGTGCCTTGATGATCTTCTCGTAGGCTTCGGTGCGCTTAGCGTCGGCGGCGTTGAAGGCGGACTCAATAGCCTCGCGCTCAGGCGTGCCAAGCGTGGGCGACTTGCGCTGGATAGGGGGTAACGCTTCGGCAGCACCGGGCGCAGGCTCAGGCGCGGGTGCGGGTGCCGCCGCTGGCTTGGGCGACTCAAGTTGACGCTCCGTTGGTGCGCCCTTCGGCGTGATGTTCTTCTCGTCGCGGGAAAGCTGGCGGATGTCGAGATGCGAGATGTTGCGAGCGTGCGGGTCGATGTTGCCAAACGGGTCAACGAGTTGCTCGCCGCCGACTTCCTCGACCATCACCTCGAAGGTGTCAACGCCGCCGATCTTGATGGGCTTCGGCTTTCCGATGGTGACGCCGTGATACTCCTTGCCGCTCGCACCAGTCCACTTTACGCGCACGCCGCCTGACAAGTCTTTGCTTAGTCCTACTGCGCCAGTGACCTTGGAGACGGGGAGTTGTTCAGGCGTCGTCGGCGTTACAGTCGCTACTTGCTGCCCCACTTTGCGCTGACCACGCGGCACGACCGGCGTTTCGATTATCCAATCGCCGTTCTTGCGCTGCGTAATGCGGTAGTCCACGCCAACTTCGTTCTCCGCGAACTGTAGTGCGTCCTCGTAAGTGTCCCACGGGCCTTCGCCGAGGTTCTTCCAGCGACGCTCGACGGCTGGCTTGGGCGGCTCGACCGGGGGCGCGGCGGGCGCTTCCTCGGCGCGGGCGGCGGGCGCGGCGGTCGATTCGGTGGTGGGCGCTGTGCCTAATCCGGCACTCGCCTCTTTCTTTAATCGCGTCACTTCCTCATTCGATAATCCTTCGCCGCGAGCAATCTTAGCATCTATTACAGCAAGTTCTTCTGGCGTAAGCGGAGTCGTGACGGGCGCGGATGCAGCGGCTTGCTCGGCGGGCGTGAGCGGCGCGGGCTTCGGTGCGGTGCGCGACTGCAAGCCGTAGAACAAGCCGGCGTTCGCAGGACTGCTTTCGGGCGCGAGTTCGGCTTCCTTAGCGTAGCGAACCGCTTCGGCATCGCTCACGCCGTAGGTGTCCTTGAACCATTGCTGCAAGGCACGCCACGGCGCGTAGTCCCCCGGTTTCTGGTTCATAGACGCTCGCACCAACGGGCCAAGCGCCTTGTTGAACGCCTCAATCGTCGCGGGTGGCGCGGGTTTCGGTGCCTCGGCGGGTGCGGGCGATTCTTCGCCTACGATTACGGCATCGTCACTGCCGCGAACCTTGGTGCCGCGCTGCACAATCTTACCGCCGCGCAGTCCTGACGGGTCGCCTATTCGAGTACCGCGTTGCTTGCCGTCAAACACATCATACCAGTCGCCAAACTCATCGCGCCTATAACGCCTCCCGATTGGTGTCTCGATGACATCACCTTCGCGCGTGTTCTTTTCGGCCCAATCACGGGTAGATTGTACGTCTGCGGCATCACCAGCAATCGCTTCATCGCGAGTTTGGCCAGCCTCTTGACGGCGCTTGATGCGTTCACGTGCGCCGATGCCTTGCGGGTCGTAGTCGGGCACCGTTAGCGTAGGCGTCTCAGTAGCAGGCGCTGGTTTCGGTGCAGGCGCGGCGGCAGGGGCGGGCGCCTCTGGTGGCACGGGTCGTCCCGGTAATCGCGTCGGTCCCGTAGGTGCAACGGGCGTCGGGCGGAACGGCGGGCGCAGCACGGTCGGCTGCTCAATGATCGGCGGCAGGTCTGAGGCGAGTGGCGGGCGTAGGTCGGTTACGCTTCGCCCAGTGCCTTTGAGCACGTATGCCAGTTGCGCGAGATTGCCTATACCTTTGTAATACGCCGCACGGTCGCCCGATTCGCGAGCGCGTTGAATCTCTTGCAACGTCGGTTTTACCTGCGAAGCGGTGACGCCGAACAGCAACGGGCCAGCAACTTCCGGTGCAGCCACGAGTCCAGCGCCCCACGCTAAGCCTTGTGGGGAAGTGACAGCATGCACGCCTTCGAGAGCGCTCTCGCGCAAGCCAGTGGACACAGGCGATTCGACACGTTCAATCTGCTCCTTGAGGCGCAGTCTATTGGCGATTTCGTCGGTGCTTGCTTGCTGCTTCGGGGTGAGGACGGTTTCTTCGCCAACGGGCGACCATCCTTCAGGACTGCGTGGTAGAACGGTAGGCTCTACAGGCGTGGGCGCAGCAACAGCATCGCCCCACTCGTTCGTGGCGGGCGCGTCGAGAACGGCGTCACCAAACTCGTTGGTTGCAGTTGGCATTTCACTGTTTGACGGCTACGCGACCGTCTGGACCGATGTAACGTGTGCCGCGCGGGAGAGCGTCACGTTCAGCTTTGGTGCGGACGCGCACTGGGCCTGCGCTGATGGGCGCTGACGGAGATAACACAGTCGGCGCAATCGACCCCGGCGTAACACCAGCAAGCGACGGCTCGAACGTGCCGGGTGCAATCAACGGTCGGTGCGGCACTTGGACCGCATTGGTCATCGGGCCACGCATGGGCGTAGCTGGAGCGATGGTGGGCGCTGCTTTGGTCGCCGCTACGGTGGGCACGGCGTTAGTCGGCGCAAGCACCGTTGGTGCGGCGGTGCCACCCGTCAACTGGTCGAGTTTCTTGGTCACGTCTTCTAGGGCGTCACGACGCACCTTAACGTAGTCGGCGCGTGCTGCGTTATTGGTGAATGGTGCGGTCAACGAATCACGAATCTGCGCGGTGAGAATGCGTGCGCGTGAGTTCTGCACCTGTATCTGTTGGCCGAGCGTCAGCCCTTCCTTCTTGAGCGGCGTGAAGTGGCCTGTGTTCGGCCCAGTCGTCGTGACGAACCCGAGTTGCTCGTTGCTGACAGGATCATTGACCGGGATGTATTCGCCTAGTTCGTGCTGCGCCCCGCTTAGGCTCGCCGGGACGATGGTAACACCGCCCGTGCGCTGGTTGTAGAAGTGCGCGGGCGCGCCGCTTTCCTCACCGGGCACGTATTCCGATCCAAGCCCGAGCTTTTCTAGTTCCGTGTCGGCGCGTTGACGTGCAGTATCGGCTTGCTGCTGCTGAATGCCAAGCTGGCCCAAGTTGTAACCGAGCAGGCGAGATTCCTGCGCGGTCTGACCAGCTTCGAGCGCGGTCTGGTGACGGTTGCGCTCCTGAAGATCCGCATAATCCTGCGAGAGCTTCTGCATGTTGAGCAGTTGCGTGTCCTGAAACTCCTGCGCTCGCTGAGCCTGTTGCGCTTGGCGCTCTGCCCGCGCTTCGGCGAGTTGCTGAGCGCGTTGTGCCTGCTCAGACAGGGCGATGCCGGTGCGTGCGCCAGCTTCCAGCGCCGACGTGAAGAACGACGGCTGGACGTTTAGCCAGGGCGGGATGTCGAGCAGTGCCATACGTTAATCCCCCCATTCAGGAAAGTCCGGTAGCGTTGGGTTCTGGTCCCAGTTGAACCAGTCGGCTAGATTCCCCACATCGTTGCCCGCGCCTTGGGCACCACCGCCAATGCCGAACATGCCGCCGCCACCGCCAAGAAACGGTTCGTTAAACCATTCGTTGAATCCACCGCCACCGGGCGTTGCGGTAGTGCCGCCTTCAGGACCACGAAAGCCGCCCGCGAAGTCGCCCCACATATCCTGCGGCGCGCGTTGCTGACCGCCAAGGATGCCCTGATACGGGTTCTGCTGGAGAGTGCCGGCGAATGAGTTGATGGGCGACGTGGCCCAAGGCGAGAACGTCGCGCCCGCGTTGAGGTTGCGCGGTGCGGTCGGGCCGGGACTGTAGGAAAGGCTTCCACCACCGCCGCGCTGCGTCTTGGCGAGGTAAAGGTCGAACAGGCGTTGAGCTTCGAGCGCGGCTTGGCGCGGGTCAGGCGCGGCGTTGAGTGTCGCGTTGCGGTTGGCCAGATCGAGTTGCGTCTCGGGCGATACGGTTAGGGTCTTGGCGATGGTAGGTAGAGCGGACAGGAGATGCTCGCCGCCCTTAGCCTTCACTGCTTCAGACGCTTCAGCGACGTGACGAAGGCCGGCGGCACCGCTGTAGGGTGACAAGGGCGACCCCGACCCAATGCCGAACTGCGCGGCGGTGTTCTGAAGCATCGCAATCGTGGACGGGTCCAGTTCGCCGGCCAGTTCGCTCGCAATATTGCCAGAGTAAGTGGCGAGGTTGCCCGCTAAGCCGGGGAACACGCCCGCGATGTCGTTGTAAATCGGAGGAAGACCGATGGCGCCGGGCACGGTGCCGTACGGGCCTTGCCCGCCGTGCGACGTGGGGTTGAGGCTGAAGGGTGGGGTGCCTGTTGGCGGCGTGTAGAACGTCTCGTCAAGTCCGGTGCGGCGTGAAGATGTGCGTGGCATAACTAAATGATGCAGCCGATGCCACAGGCGCGTGGTGTTGCGGTTCCAAACACTTCTATGGAAATTGGGATTTGATCTTCTGGACAATGCACCCGGAGCTCCCTATTTAGCTCCCGCACCGCTTTGGCTTGAAACACCTCTGCTGAAGCATTATCTCCGGCGTCTTCTGCTCTGATACTTAACATTTGGAGTTTCAAGGCAACCCAGTTGTCGATGAGCACCTCGTTCTCGTCAGTCTCAACCGGGATGAACCTCAGCTTCACGAGCGCTTCGACCTGCGTCAGCCCGTTGCACGAGTTTCCGGTCATGCCGCGCGCGCCGCGCACTTGGCTGTGAAGGAAGGTAGGGCTGCGTTCGCTGGGCTGATAGAAGGCCATATCTTCGAGCACGTCGTTGGTGGCGTCGTAGGCGTAGAGACGCACCGGACCCATTGTGGCGTCCTTCAGCACACGGGTCACTTGCCGGATGAGCATGGGAGTGCCGACGTAGGGCGCCGCGAAGGTGAGCACGACGCCCGGTTGCCATGTGCCGTCCGCGCGCTTGGTGAATATCTCGTTGCCGCCCGAGTCCACGCCGAAGATGGTGACGGTCTTGCCGATGTCCGCTTGGTAAGCGATGAAGGCGCGGATGTAGCGCGGTTCGTTGCACTTGATGTTGGCTTGGACGGGCACAGTCCCATCGTGCGCGATGACCACATTGCCGCAACCCACGCCGCGACCCATGCCGCCGTAGCCGAACAGCCCGAACCCACGCGCCATGCGATAGTCAGCGCCGTTCATCGGAAGGAATTGATAATAATAATTGCTATTAACAATCGGAATACCGCAGATGTTAACAGCTAAAACTTGATCCACGGCCCTTGGCCAAACCAATGAATTACAACGTACGCAAGTCCGCAACTTCGTTACCGTGCTCCAGAAGTTGCCCCGGACCATGAGACGCTCGGTCGCTTCGTTGGTCAGGTCGCGAAAAGCGGGCTTGTCGGTGCACACGCCCACGACCTCGTTAGCGCGACGTTCTTTAAATTCGCCAAACGTAATCATACAGCGCGGTCCCAAATGCGGGTTGTAGGTTTGATGAAATAGACGCCGATGGCTTTGGGGTCGTTCGCAGCCGTGGTAAAGAAAGCGGTCGTGGTGAGTGGTGCTACGATGAGCGCACCGACGCCCAACGGCCACACGTCGGTGAAGGCGGTGTCGCGCTGCCAGAACGGTCCAGTGCTCTGCGACACGGTGCCAGACTCGCCACCGTCGTAAACTTCGAGCTGTGCCAACGTCCCCACAAAGATGCGCCGCTCAAACGTCGGGATGACGCCCAGCGGCCAGTGATTCCTCGTCCATTGCCCGACGACGATGTTCCACTCGAAGTAGCCCACGGTCTGTCCGGTGCTGGCATCCACCTTGTTCCAAGTGTAGCCGCGCTGCTCGACGGTCGGCTGGTTGGGCGACTTGATGATGGGCGTAAACTCGGCGGGGAAGAACACCTGCAAGGCAGTAGCGATGTCGTCGGCGAACTGTTGCTGCGACGCGGGGCAGTAACCGGGCGGGAAGGGCGTTACCTCAGTGCGCAGGATGATGTCTGGTATGGCCACACTGTAGCTTGTCGCCCGTTAATGGCGAAAGGTCAAGGACGTATAAGCGGGCGCACTTGGTAAGTGCCCGTGACGGATGTGGTGAGACCCTGGAAAGTGAGGTCGATACGGATTTGCGTCAGGGACTGAACGGGCAGCGGCCAAGTAAGCTGGACGTTGCCGTTGAGCGCCCATGCGCCCGCACCGCCACCGCCGACTTGGACGGTATCGACGATGACTCCATTAAAGCGCAAATCCCATTGGAGATCGAAGGTGCTCGGGGCACGGATGCCGGATGCGTTGAAGTCAATGCTGACGACGAGCGGGTAGGTAAAATCAGTGCAGAGTTGGTTTGAGACCATGCGCGGGCCGGTTAGACCGGAAGCGCCGGCATAGTTGAAGGTGCCGTTGCCATTGGTGATAGCGGCGGTGCCGTTGCCGACGTTGCCCCATACGAGATCTATGACTTGGGTAGTTTCGCCGTCGCAGAACCAATTTATGACGAAGTCGGCGGTGCAGAGGCATGGCGGGTCGCTCTCGTCGGTGAGCTGGACGGTAAACGGGAATGGCACAACGTCGTTGTCGGTTGGCGTGCCGCTGATGACGCCCGTGGCGGCGTCGAGCGACAAACCTTCAGGCAATGCGCCCGCGACTATGGACCAAGTGTCCTGCCCGGTGGTGAATAGCGACACGAGCGGCTCGTTGTAGGCCACGCGCGGAGACATGGGTGGAAGGAAGACGTTGGTAATGCCCACAACGCGAATCGTAAAGGTGCTGTTGGCCGAGTTGCCGCGCACATCTACGGCTTGGATCTGTGATACGTAAGAGCCAGCGGTAAATGTGCCGCCGCTGATGATGCCGTCCAATGATAGAACCATGCCGGGCGGCAACCCACCGCCTACGATGGTGAAGGTGTATGGCGCGATGCCGCCCTCGACGACGAGCGGGATGGAATTGTCCGCCGCGTTGAAGCAGACCGTGAACTTGGTGGCGGCGAACTTCAGCCGGCGATGAGCGTTCTCTGCGTTGTAATCAGCCGCCATGCACTGCGCGAGATGTTGCGCGGCCTGATCGACTAGGCTCTGTGCCGCAGCGTCGAACTGCGCCTGCGTGAAGCCGTCGGGCAGATAAGAGGCGAGCACGACGCCGTCGCAACAGGTGATGCGGAGCGGGTTGCTGCCGGTCGGCGGCGTGAAGGGGATTGTGCCGTCGGGCACGATGATGGGATGCGGATAGAAGCCTGCGTCACACGAGAACCCCGGCGGGCACGTGAGCAAGAATCCGGTCTGCGCCGAAAGGTAGGTCTTGCCCTGCCCGTAGAAGACAAGCGCGCCTTCGCAACAGGGCGGCACTTGCGGTTCGCAGACGACGGCGGCGGGCACGCTCATACGATGAACGCGGAGGCACGCTGAAATTGTTTTTGCTGTCGGTAACGACGCGCCCTCTCTGCATCACAGGGCATACAGTTTTGACCCCGTTTATCCCATCTGCCTCGATGTGGCGAAAAATCGGATAGGGGCTTTACCACTTTGCACAAGTCGCATCGCTTTAACTCCAACGAGCCACTGTCTCTAAGCCTGAGCAAGCGGGCGTGCAAAAGATTGTGATACGCAGTGTCTTCGCACAGTACCAAATTACCCGGAGCGTTGTTTCGACCGTTCCCATCAACGTGATGAATTACAGCTTTTTTGGGAAGTGGGAGACCAAGTGCTTTCTCCGCGAGCAGTCGGTGTTCTGGCACCCTTTTTTTGTTGCCCGTCCACTGCTTTACGTAGCCCTCTGTTGTGAGCTGTCTGCCGCCTTTCCATCTTGGATTATTGGCGCCACTGAAGGCTTCGCCCCTACAAACAGGCGAACAAAATCGCGTCTGTCTCTTTTGCGACAAGAACTGTTTACCGCAATGAGCGCAGTGCAAGGTTATCCATAGGTGTCTGTTCATAACTCAAGCAAGCAGCGTGCAAACAGGTTTTGAAAATCTTGGAGGCGGTACTTTGGACGCCATGAAATTGAGCGCCATAATACGACAATGCCCCTGAATAACAATCCTGAATTGAAATTCTTTGGCATCAACCAATGGTCTGTCCTCAATTTCATCGCAAGCGCCCTCAGGTTTTCCAAACCCAAGCTCGGTGCGGCTCTGTGGCGGGACGTTGCGAATATCAGCGCAGCCGGTGAGCGGGTCGGTGGCGCAGGCGACGCGGTCGGCGCAGATGGAGAAACGCGTCCAGCGCTGCCAGCAGGGGTACTCGATGGGACGCCACAGAATCTCGAAATCAACGCGCCCA